TGGCTGGTGTACTCGAAACGGCAATATATTTTTCATTGGCAGCAGTAGCAGAGAAATCAGAATAAACTCTGCCGTATGGAATTCTTGATATGCCAACAAAGACAGCAGAGGAAGAAGCTTTCCAGCCTAAATAAACAAATACATCCTGTTCAATCGTTGCGAATTCGACGGCTCCAAGATTGAATGTACCGGCACCGGATGCTGCTCCTGCATTTACTGTTACTGATAATGCCGCTGTTATTGTTCTAATAGTTCCACCAATCATTACATAAACAGGATTGGTGGATGATGGATCTGTTCCATCTGCTGCCTTGATTGCAACAGTAAGGTTATTCGATGAGACCGTCCTAGTAAATTTTCCATTTATCAATTGCCCTTGCCGTAACATTGAATTCAAAATGAAATTAGCAATGGCGACAATTTCACCATTAGGTGTATTTTGATGAGATGCTAAAACACTGTCAACTAGATCAACGAGCGTGGCAAAGCTTGGAGCAGAACCGGGAAATGTAGCCATAATTACCTCATTAGTACGATATAGATTGCCATCAGGAATTCGCGCCAGTAGAAGCAGAGCAGAGCAGTTATGAATAATATGGTAGCAGTTATTTTGATTTTGAAATCAATATCATTTGAGATCATATTATCTCAATCTATATAGAGCAAATGAAGTTTCATTGGCGCCACCACCGGTAACATTACCAGCACCACCAGAAGATTGAACAAAATAAACTTCCAGATAATCACTCGCTGATAATGATATAGGAATTCCTCCATACATGATTTCCTTAGGCGTCGCTGATATATTCATATTATCGTGCTGCCATCTATTTGCTGTCTCTGCTGTTCCATTCTTTCTAACATATGTTTCCATGTTGAACGTGCCAGAACCGCCGCTATCTTTTACCCATCGAATGGCAACATGTGGCAAGTAATAGCCTGTTTGTGCCACTGTTATCCTGCTGTTGTTCGTGACGTTACTATGCCAATTTCCACTGTCCACCAATTCTTGATTGAACGATATAACGTCACCGGAGCCAGAACTAAAACTTTGATTGGCTGATTTATAAACAGAAGTGAATGCTGGATGATCTGCCCATGTTGGAACGCCACCATTAATTCTGCTTACTTGATAATCTGTGCCGATAGCGCGCCTAGCCTTAGCTGTTGCGCTTGTGTAGTAATCGGTATCCCCTGCTGTTGTGCCTACCCATACAGCAGCAAAGTTATCTTTGATATAGGTATTATGTTGTGCTGCGGACCAGCTATCACCATTTGAAACTGTTGGAACTGTATTGAATGACATCTTATATATGCTCCATTATTTCTCTTTGCTGTTTCAACGTCTCAACACTTTCGCCGGGCGTCCATGATCTTGATAACTTACCAGTAGCATTCAAAGCGCCATTGGTGCCAAATAATCCTAATCTTACTTTGACTTTTCTCAATAATAACTCCTGCTCAATCTCAATTCTATTATCAGGAAAGATAACAACACGAGCGGCGCCATTTGTTGTTTCGTTGCCGCATGTAGGGCAATAGTACAAATCTGGGACAGTAGGTTCGACATAGTTAGCGGCACCGCATTCACAATCCGCAAGCCATCTGCCGAAATCAACTCTGGCATACACAGAAGAAGCACAAGACGCTCCATGCCATGGTCTATTCTGTGACTTTGCCAATTCAGTAACAAAGTCCGTATAAGTAGGAAATCCCATCTCCTGCGCTTTATCAAGTCCAGTATATATCTTGTCCATAATGCTCCTAGAAAACAGTAGTAGTTCCAAATACAGCAGGGAAGACCCATGTACCGGAAACATTACCTAATAGATTGGGCTCTAAATATAATTCAGTCTCGAACGTTTGCAACGTCTCATCCATTGATCTATGCCGATAATAACCTATACGGAATTCTCCAGATATATTCTTTGATGTAACATTGAACGAAGTCAAACCAAATACACGCAGGGCAAATTGGATTTCAGGATTAGGATTTAGTTTCACGCGCGGGAACTGTCTGGCGCTTGATAATCTTGAAATCAATATATCGGCCTCATCCTGTGCTGTATTCAAATCTTGGAGCCAATTTGTTTTCACAATGAATTCAAATTCTCCAAACTCATCAATGCTGGGTTGATCTAACTCCTCCACGAATGTATATTTATCAGCAACAAGAGCATTGCCGCGTATTTTGAGCAGCGTCAAATAAAAAGCACTGGCGCCTATGTTCGTTATTTCCATCTTGGCTGATGTTGAAAACTTAGTAATGATAATAGAAACATTGGAAGTAAAGTTAGTTCCAGTTCCATTTGCATTTTGAAAAGCAGTATAGTCCGTTGTGGCCACTGGAGTTGTTACGACTAATGCCACTCCCTGCTCCTCATTCAGTGAGAAATCGGCCCAGATTGTTTTAGTAGCTCCGGCAGCGATTTGCAGAACATCAGACATGCGCCATAATTCCACATCAGTTTGCGTCAATCTTGTACGGGCATACACTCGTATTTTATTCTTGACAACTTCCCACAATAATGGCGATTGAACTCCATATTCAAGATTTATATTTGAGCCATCAATAGACACAATTGGAACGTCGCTGCCTACTCTTGATTTATATGTAGCTTTGCCATCTTCTGCTATACAAAACATTCCAAGAGCAGCATTTACAACGTCATTGATTTCATCGAATAAACTATTATTAGATGCCCACCAATAGGTCATAGCTTCTGATACTGTTGTATCAATATCAGTTCCATTTTCCCAATCAGCTAACAATACTTCCAAAGCATCATCATAACGTATTGCCTCATATACAATCGTTCTTATCTTTCCTTCCATCTGTTTCACGCCATTAGAAGCAATGATACGGACGTTATCTGTTTCACCGTAGATCGGACGAATATCATCCAGTCTGCCAACCATAACAGGTTGTAATACCTGATTTACTTCATCATATACATTCAAGCGATAACGACGGCCGGGTAATATGTTTCCATACAATGGAGATGATACGTTGTAAGGGTCATATCGTCCATCATTATTGCGTAAATGAATTACTACTCCGCCAGCTTCAACAGGTTCAAATCCATCCCCTGTACCGCGTAGGAAATTCTGCCTGCCGTTATATGTTTCTATCGAATAGATCATAGATGCTTCATTCTGTCCATCAAAGAAGCCATCATTATCCCAATCAACTTCAAATGACCATGTTAGGCGCGGATGATAAAACGTACTTATGCCATAAGTAAGACCAATCGTGCCATATGTTTCGCCTAGTCCATATCTTGTTGTGGTCACGATAGACCTTTATCCCGTAGAATAACATTGACAGCACCAACAATCTTCCTAGCTGCTTCTTTCTCATCTGTAATTCCATTCGATGAGAAATTGATATTGATAACAGCAGCACCGGCACCAACAGGTGCTCCAGTCATGCTGCCAGCAGATAACGACGGCAATCCAGTGCTGTTTATTCTCTGCATTGCATCAGCTATGCCTAATAGGCCTAATTCAAACGGCGTAGGACTTCCCGGCGTCAACCATGACGGCAATTGAATTGAAGATAACATATCATTCATTCGCTGGAGCCATCCTGTGACAGTCTCTATGCCTCTTGATAATGCTTTAAAGCCGTTGACCCAGTTATTGAATAAATAACTTCCAACAGTTTTCAATACTGGCATTAGATTAGCACCTAACCATGATGCCACTTGTTTCAATATTGGCAGGAAATTTGCATTGATGATGTTTACAAGCGTAACAATTTGGCGTCCAATTGTATTCATGAATAAATCGCCAAGCTGCTTCAAGAACGGGAACAGAACAGATTGCATCCATGACCATGCACCACGTAAGGCGGGCATCAATACATTGTTCCATAAATTAGTTAGATACTGAATAGCTATGGGTATATTCGTTTGCAACCATGTGATTAGCTGTTGGATGAATGGTTGAATGAAAGCAATTACCGCTGCTGTCTTTTGCTGAATACCGCCCCAATTATTCGTCCATGCTTGATATAGAAGATAAGCAGCGCCAGCAATCAACAGAATGACAGCGAGAACAGGTAAAAACGCCGGTGCTGCTGCTAACATAGCTGCCGCTGATGTTGCTATGAATGCGAGCACGGCAGCAGAGATTACAGCAATGGCAGCAACGATAACGCCCTTATTATCCATCAACCAACCAAAGGCAGATTTTATATTCTGAATGAATATTGGAAGCTTATCTGCTGCTGCTTGTGCCAATGCTCCAATTCGTTCGGCTAACGTATCCAAGAAAGCTTGAACAGCAGGACTGGAAAAATATTGCATCAGCGTTTTACCTGCTGATGTCAAAGCGGGCAATAACTTTGTTCCAAACCGTGCTGCTGTATTCTCAACTTGCGCGGCAAATATTCGTTGCATGTTGGCAAGTCCATCAGAAGTATTCGCGAAATCTCCGGCCACTTTGTCCGTTTGCTCATAGATCAAAGCTAAAGCAGCAGTAGCTTTATTACTGTCTGTTAGTTCTTCTTCTGTATTGGCAAGTCCCATGGCTAAAGCACGTTCGTTAATTGTAGCAGCATTCAGCTTGACACCGAACTGCTCCAGCGGGTTGAATTCACCTTTCAAGCCTGATTGAATAGCAGCTAAAGCAGAAGATACATCCGTATTGAATACGGATGCCATGTCGGCGGCACGTTCTGTAAGCTTGATTGTTTCATTGGCAGCGCCCTTGGAGTCAAATCCAAGATTGGTCAGGAATGCACCAGTAACGGATGATAATTGATTGAATGAGCGAGTGGATAGTCCAACAGTTGTGGCCGCTGTCTTTCCATATTCATGCAGTATATCCGCTGCATCAGTAAATACAACGTTGATAGCGTTTGCACTTTCGCCTAAATCAGAAGCGGGGCCAATTGTCTTGCCCAGTAGAACGGCGGCAGCAGTGGCAGCGCCAAGGCCAGCAGCTAAAACTCCACCACCAACCATTCCCAATCCATGCAAAGTATTGCCTAGAACGTTGCCGCGTTTTTCGGCACCTTCTACGCCTTTATCGAATTCAGATTTATCTAAGCCTAATATGGCAATGAGTTTGGCAATAGTTGTGGCCATTATTTACCGTTTTGTTTCGTACGATATAAAAAGCTTTTTAGAGTTTGGACGAAACTCATCTTATTTTCCGATTGTGTCTTTATCTCTTTCGGCACTAAGTCTCTGATGTCAACAGGTCTGGAGCCTTTTTTTCGTTGACTATCAATAATATGTTTTGCTGTCAAAGCATGTCCAAACATATCTGCTTGAAAACCAAATGGCTCTAATTCTGCAAACGCCATCCATTCACTTAGCTGCTTTGATGAAATCTTTTTCAAGAGATCATCAACGTCCCAGATACCTAACCTCGCCGCTAATCGGAAGGCAAAGCGGCGGGTTGGTCGTTTTTTAGTTCACCAATTAGGCTATCAACATCAGCAGGGGACATACCTGCTAAACGTTGAATAGCTACCACAACTCTATCCAATGCTGATGCTGATTTCTTTGCAAGTGCTGGAATATCTTTTTCAGCAAAGATTGGATTTCCATCTTTATCACAAATGCCTAAAACGGCTAATGTAGAACGTAACTTATCCGTCCGCATCCCACGCGCTTGTCCTGATGGACCAAAGCTTATAATACTTGCTTCCAGCTTATCACGTTCTTCCCCTGATAATGTTTTGACAAATACAGTTCCGCCCCATTCAGGGACATCTATTTCCTCCTTATAGATGTCATTAGCGGATAATATATCGTCTTTGGTAAGTTGTTTCTTTGCCATTATGAACCTACCACCGGTTCGCCTGTTGGAGTAATGGTCACGTCACATACATAACCTTCCTCTTGCTCTGCAATGCGGCCAAGCTTGTTGATATGCGCGGAGAACTCAATTGGTTCTGTTCCGTCCGGGTCCTCTGCCGACATATCCACGGCGGCATCACTATCAAATGCTGCAATCATGGCGGCATGTGTTGATTGAGATACATCCCAAACAAGTTGAACAGTGAATTCATTCATCTGGCGTTTGCCTGTTGAGATCATCTCACGATAGCCGCCGGGGCTGTCATGGGATGTAATATCAGCAAGCAGCTTTTCAAATTCTGGAAATTCAAAGTCCTTCACATATGCAACCGCTGTCAATCCACTTACGTCAATCTTCAATACTGCACCGAAACCACCTTGCCTTGTCATGTTGTTACTCCTTCCAAATAATTAGGTAATCTTGTTGACGCCAAAATAATCCTGTTTCTGGATCATCTGTTGAGCGTTCATCTTTATACAAACAAGCTTCAATCTCTGTAACGAAAGAACCTGTACCCATGTTGCCTTGATATCCATCCAAGGCTGCTTTGAATGCTATTCCTATATTTTTACATGTCTCATAACTCACTCCATAATATGTAAATTGATAACGCTGGCGGGGTAAGAACGATTGGTCGCCATGCGTTTGAACCGGGTTCGTAGAGATCAACTCAAACACCACCGCTGGAATAGTTTCTCCCGACTCTAATCTATTAGGCCTTATTCTGTCGCTAACAAGAGCAGATATGGCGCCAATATTCTTTAGGTAATATGGTAAAGCTTTATCAAGATTGGCCGTCATTATTTATTACCTTCAATTGCATCTCCAAGAACTGTTCCAACAGCGTCGAATATATCATTCTGATGTTCATCAGCAGCAGGCCGCATATACGGACGTGCTGGGATTGTCACTGCTTTCACTCTATGCCATTCTCCATCATCTGTTTGGAATACTAAAGCTTGAGCATTTGTGGCACGAATAACGCCACCAAGTTCCTGAATACGACCATATACAGCAAGTGGTCCAGTATGTCCTTCTGCGTTCGTATTCGATACGCTATCCAAGACTGTCTCAAATGCAGAACCTAGGAAGCCTGTTTGCTGATTGAATGTTTTCTTGATATTCAATTTAGCATATGCTTCAAACGTGAATAATCCTGCCAATGTGGCTCTGCCTAAAGTCTCTTTATCGGTGTTGGCGATAACTTTATTCAATGCTTTAGTCAACGGCTTCATGTCAATATTTATCAGTGATTTCATAGCTCTACTTTTTTCAATAAGAAACGAATACCACTGGGACCTCTTTGTGCTGGAGATACGATTTCATAAGTTATTGGAGTGTCAAGTGTTTCGCCAAATCGTTTTGTAATCTGAATTCTATCTCTAACACTAAACGATTTTCCATCATCAATAGTCAATCTTATAGTAGCATCATATTGTAAGACAGTATCAGCAGCGCGCATCCGTTCATTGCTTGTGGCTTGATCTAAGCCGCATGGGATATCGGTACCTAAATCTGTATATGTCGCTATTTTTTCATTGTAATCATTTGCTGATGAACTATACACAAATTGACGGCATGTATCCATCAAGCCTACTAATTGTCTTTCTCTAAAGTGCTGTAATTGATTGTTGTCTAACATTACCAGTTCCAAATCTCATTGAAATCTGTTAGATCATCTTCACCGGGAGGATCAATGTTGGCGTGAATGTGTAGAAATAATGGACTTTCAGAACTCTCCACCGGGCGCTTGGCAACTGTTCGTACTAAAGCTTTTTGTCGTGCCTGATGATAACGAGCACGCTCCATAAAGTTATCAAACATTTGACTGGAGGAATAATTAGCACCATCAGCACTAAAATCATGTTTATGAGCAACAGCAGCAGCTTTTTCTTCCCATATTTCGGCAGCTGCCGCATGAAGATCATAGGCCTCTGTCCACTCTGCTTCTGTTGATGATCTTCCTTGACTATCAATCAATGGCCATGCTTCTAAATAAGCTGCCATTGTTTCCTCATTATATGTTGCATTTGTCGGCTCTGCTGTCATACGCCGCAAGCGTCTTATATCACTTGTAGATGCTGCCATATTATTTTCTCCTCAACACAACAACCATGCCAACAACTTCATGAATATACCAATATGGGAATTTACTAATAAATGTTTCAACTGCTTGACGTATTGTTGCCCAAATGGGATTATCGTAATCATGCAAGGCTATAACTTGAGCATGTGGACCAAAGTTATACAAATCACTATATACAAACTCGTAAGAGTGACCACCATCAATCCATAGTAAATCAATCTCATCTGCCCACTTTCTTGCAATCTTGCGGCTATCGCCTTCGATGATGGAAACGCCTTTGATGCCTAATTTATTTAGATTATCTTCCACTAATGCTGCCGATGTTTCTGGCATCCCTTCCGGGTGCCACGAGAAATTATCAATAGTCATAACATGTGCTCTTGGTTGTGATTGAGCAAGAATAGCAGTAACGCCACCATATAAAGCGCCAATCTCAAGAATAATTCCATTATTAGGAACTTGTGCCGCAAGTCTAGCCAAGCAGTTCCTTTCCTCTGCTGTTGTGATTGTATATATTTCATCCATATCTATCTCGCCGGAATTTAGGATAACTTTTCAAGCTTGTATTGTTGAATGCTAATGGTGATTTCGATGTACCTCTAATCAACATCATATCAACATTGATGAACTCAACATTTATATTATTTCTAGTGCAATAGAACTCCAAAACATGCTCTGGATTTTGTCCCCAATCTGCTTTGGCTTCTGTTGCTAATTTCAACCAATCAACTTCTGAAAAATACATATTAGCTAACTTATCTGCCACATGTGAACTCATCCACGATAAATGAGCAGAGTAACCGCCCCAATGATGGCCGGGCCGTTCATCTGATTTGATTGGATAAGCGTCAATGAACGGAACATACAAAGTGTCAAGCTTGATTTCGCCAATCGGTTGCACTGTTGCAAATTTGACATCGAAGCGAGTAAGGATGATTACATCATATGCAGCTTT